TTTAAAACTAATAAAAAATGAATTACAAAAGATTTAATAGACACGATTGCTTTACATCAGAAATGATGACTATGACTATGGATGTTATTAAAGCAACTGAAGACGATTCATTAACAAACATGGCTTATGGTCTTTTTGACGGCTACTTATACGAAGATTTATTGCCTAGAGCTATTAAGCTTGGAGTAAGTAAAGAAATAGAAAATAAAATCAGAGGCCTAAAAAAAGCCATTGAAATGTACATTCAATTAACCGGTAATACAGTGACATATGTATAGAACTACATTTTTTCTAAGAAAGGAAGACGAATATTCTCCAGAAATTATTTACGCGGTAAAACACTGCAAAAGACCCGCAGCAACAAAAGCATATAAAAATCTTATTAAAATGTTTAATAAGGGCGAAATTGCAGGATATGGTTGGAAACGAAACTAAAATTATATAATATGAAAAAAATTAAATCGATTGTACAGAAAATAGACAGTGTAGATGTCGTGTTAGTATTTGCATTTAGCTTATACATGATTCTGTTAATTAGTAACCTTTTAAAAATGATATAACATGGAAATATTTAAAAAAAGAGAAATAGTAAAATCAAAAGTAGAACAATATTTTTTAGAAAACGCTGATTATTTTATCAATAATAAAGATGTTGTTAATTGGGAAAAAGAACATATCGTAAACACAGGCACACAGGTCATGTGTAAACATTGGAATATTTCACAAAACTGCGGAGGATTCGTAGACGCTGTTGTTGCTAATGATTTACATAAAGCAACTGGAAGTGCAGACTATGTAAATCAATACGCTCTCAGATTTTACTGCGCTATGATCTATAACTTAGGAATTCCTAGCGAGTTAGTAACATCTTCATCTAAAGTATCTTAACCTGGCGCACGTGTGTAGTAATAAGTATAATATATAATTAAACAAAACACAATTCATGTGTATAACAATTAAACGTTTCATATGTCCAAAAAAAAATCAAACATTCTTTCTGAAGCTAACGAAATAGTAAACAACAGATCAGAAGAAAAATCACGCCAATATGGTCCATTTGAAGAAGGTATGCGAAGAGCCGCACAAGTTTTTAATGGTATGACCGGTAAAGAATTAAACGGCTCAGACATGTATGCTGCACTCATAGCACTTAAATTGAGTAGACATTCATATAACTACAAACAAGACAACCTATTAGATGCTGTTGCATATTTAGGTGCGCTAGACAACTATGTTGAAAAACACGGTTACAAAGATACTGAAGATCCAATTAAATAAATTATGACAGAACTAACATTTTTTACAGAACAGGAAACCGACAAGTCTATTAAAGTAGGTATATGTGCCTTGGTAGGTAAGATTAGTCCAAAGATCTCTTCACATAAGGGTGCTTGGGCTCATATGTTATGCAATCAATTACAAAATGCAGGGTATTCTAATGCCGAAGTAATCACATCTAATCAAACCGATTGGAACGACTATGATGTAATTCTCATTGATCATGGTATGGAATTTAAAGGCACGTTTAATATTTTTGGAGGCTCTAACGATGATTTATATCATCAACTTATGAGGTTATTTTCCCCCGTTAAAAAATATTCCCTACATCATGATATGCCAGATATTGGTAATCTGATTCAAACTAGGCTTAAAGCAGGAACTGATTTATTTAAAACACTTGAAACTAGAATTGAAGAAGCAACAGAATTGTGTACAAATATACAAAGAGTAGATCATGTAGATAAAACAGAAAAACTATGTTTTGGCGATAGTCACTCTTTTGGAATGTATCAAGCGGGTTATATGTGTCAGCGACATGATGGGCTAACAATGCACGGTGCACTAAAAAGAGGTTTACAAAGTTATGTATATCCTTGGATTAAAAGCTTAACCGTTTATATGGGTAATATTGATGTGAGACATCATTTGATGAGACAGAGTAATCCAAGTGCTGCCGTTAAAACACTCATAAAAAGATATGAAGAAGAACTTATTGGATTAGGTATTAGCAATATTGAAATTGTTAATGTTTTACCTATTGAAAATGAAAGCAGGCCATTACCAAAAACGGGTTACTATAAAGGAACTCCATTTGCTGGAACTTGGACCGAACGCACATCTCTAGTTAAAGAAATAAACGACGGTATTGAAGATATGGCACAAAGAAATAATTGGAAAGTCTATAAACATTCTGAAGTTTATTTTAATGCTAAAGGTGAATTAACATTTGATGTAATGGAAAAACCTAAATCTGTACATATATCAAGAGAATATTATAGATGGAATATGGAAAAAAACGAAGCAAACAAAAATCTAATTAAACAAACACTATCCTTATTTTAATATATGAAAAAATATAAAATTAAAATCACACCATATCACGCAGTAGGTGCATGGTACGTTTTCGAATTAGAAACAGAAAATCTTGAGTGGTCCATGGAACAATACCAAAGAAATAGACCATCGTTTAATTGGACAATTATAGATTAATATGCAGATAACAACAACCAAGTATTACGACGAATTCTTAAGATATTTTGATCTAGCTAAAAAACAACAAGAGCTTAGTAATCTTGGCCATGTTCCACATGCAGAATCAGATCTAAATGACGAACTCATGCATCACATAGAACTATATGATGTAGTAGAGCGTAAGTATGCTGGTTTCTCTGCAATAATTAATGATTGCTTTTATGGTTGGAATTCAGATCATCCATATTGGTCAAGAATGGAAGCTGGATTATACACTCCTCAAAGAATGGAAGTTGCCAATAATTGGAATTCTAAAAGAGATGAATTCGGATTAGAAGAATGGCTTTACATTTTTATATTACATAGAGTTTGTGGATCTGCAATTAATTATGCAACCAAACCATCTGGTTATCACAACACTATTTTATTTAAACTACATGAATGTGAAACGATAGAAGAAATGTGTGATGTGATCAAACATCATCCAACACCTTTTTACACATCAGTAGGTTATCAATTTCCAGCATTTCCAAAACCACCAAAACCAGAAGTTAATGAAGATTCATTCGTTGGCATGTCAGGTTTTACAAAACCAGAATATGTGTATAAAAGAGGTGGGGATTATTTCTTATGTGAATTTGCACCAAGAATGGCCAGAGACATGGCAAACTTCTTAAGAGAAGGTGATAAAAAAGACTTAAGAGAATTGGGTGAATGGATGTTTAAGTGGAATGCAGATAATGGCTTAAGAGCTTATAGATTTCAATATGCTGCAGTTATTGCAGATGTTTGTGATTGGTACCCAGAATTTATGAACAGAGAATCAATGTTTTATTATGGTACTAATGCAGTAGAATGTATTGGCTATCTTGCAGATCCTGTAGAAAAGAAAGGTAAGAAATCAGAAGAGTTTTTAGATGCAGTTATGGCTAAGATTTATGAAGATACTGGATCGCTTCCATATAATGCCGAAGATGTTGCATGTGATTTTATTAGATGGATTGAAAACTATTTAAGACCTGGAAAAGATTATGCACATATAAACATGGACACTTTGTGGAATTCCTCCTCTATTAAAGATCATCCATATGGTAGACAAAAGGCTATGTTAGATCTAGGCTTGGTAAAAACATTTAATGATATGACTCAATTTCCATCTGATGACAAAGTTTTACAAAGCGCAGGCGTATCAGTTGAAGAATATAAAAAAATGGTAGCAAAGACATGAGTGAGAAAACAAAAATAAAAGAAGTCGAACCAAAAATCAAACAAACACCAGATCAAGGTGTTTTGTTTACGTTTGACGATGATGTTAATCAAGAATATAGAAACATCACATACGAGGGAACTAATACAGATATTGAGTTTAAAAAGAAAAAGCCAAAAGAAAGTTGGATGAAAGATTGGTCTGAAGAGATGAGGCTAGCTAAATTCTTTGAATTCTGCCATGAGTTTGATAAGAGAGAGGACAAGTTGCTTCTAGAAGATTACCAGATATTTTCACATAGATTACACTGGCATGAACATCCTTATTGTTATATGATGCAACATGAAACTGATTTAGAAAAGTTATTGTATTATACGATAGTATTCTCGTTCTCTAATGAGCATTGGGGAACTATCACCAGATTAATCAATGAGGGTGAAGAAAAGACTAGAGAACATTTTGTAGAAAACAGACATGCTAGAAACGATTTATTTCAAATCTATTATCCTAAAGGTACAATAGTTAAAGATTGGTTAATTGAAGGTCCTAGAAAAGCAGCTAAAGATATGGTTCACATTCTTGAGAATTTAGAAAGACCATATACTATGATGGAATTTGCTAAATTATTAGAAGCTTATTTTAAAGAACACCAAAATTTCAGATCTCCATTATATCCATGTAAAAACACTGCAAGATATGTGGCAATGAGTAGACCAGATCTTGTAGATCCTGAATCTGTTTTATTTGGTGGAACTGGACACTTTGATGGTATGCAACAAATATTTGGAGGAGTTAATCTTAATGGTAAGGTTAAATATTCAATTGATACTGACGGTCAATTTATTGCAGAAAACAAACATGCTGAAGAATGGATTAGACAAATGGATCTTTTGGTAAATCATCCAAACAACCCAATGGAAAGCCAAAAATACTTAAACGTAGAAGACAAAACTTGCTTCTTCTATAAGCACATCGCTATTAGCCATGGCATTAAATCACCAACTAAGAGAATACCATACACGTGGATATTTGATGGTGAATTTAATTTAGCTAAAAATCCAGATAAAGAAATTA